CTGTCTTTAATGTCATCATTCCTCCTAAAGGTGGACATGGTGCTGATATTTACAATGAACTGGGAGCATATAATGTTCTGAACTATGCTCGTTTTGAGAACGATACACAAAACCCAGATTTTGTTACTGGTAATCAATTTGCTAGAGTTGGTATTGTTCAAAATCCACTTGCATATGGAACAGAATCACTACTTGACACAGATAAGGCTAGTGCACTTTATGCACTGAGACTTACAGGTGCTGGATATAGTGAAACCACTTTTGTGTATGATTCAAAAATCACACAAACTGTGGGTCTTGGATCTACAGCAGTTGGTAGAGTTGTATCCTACAATCCAATCACAGGTGTTCTGAAGTATTGGCAGGATAGGTCAAATTGTGGTTTCAATTCAGATGGAACTCTCAATGTAGACAACTCCGAGTTTGGATTCAGAATGAATCGTTTCACAGAAAACATCAATCCAGGTGGAAACCTTGAGATTGTTGGTGGTAGTAACAACCTCGGTATTATGACCGAATTTCAGGGTGTGTCTACCGCAATAAATAGCCGTACCTACTATCTGGGTCAGAATTTCATTAATGGTATTGCTCAACCAGAAGTTGAGAAATACAGTGGAAGTATGATCTATATTGATAATAGACCTTCGGTAACGAGGTCTTCATCTCAGAAAGAAGACGTAAAGATTATCTTGCAGTTCTAAAGAATTATGCCACAGGAAACTAACCTCAACGTTGCTCCTTATTTTGATGACTTTGATCCTTCTAGTAATTACTACAAGGTACTATTCAAGCCATCATATCCTGTTCAAGCGAGAGAGCTGAATAATCTTCAGTCCATTCTCCAGGATCAGGTAGAAAAGTTTGGTAACCATGTATTCAAAGAAGGTGCCAAGGTAATCCCTGGTCAGCTTACTTATCTGAGTGACTTCAGTGCCATTCAGATTGAAGACACTTTCCTTGGTGTACCTGTATCAATCTACTTGGATCAATTGATTGGTAAAACAATCAAAGGTGCATCATCTGGTGTGACTGCTCAGGTTGTTAAGTATATTACAAATGAAGAATCAGAGAGAGGTAACTACACTCTCTATGTTAATTATTTTGAATCAAGTAATACTGATGCAGAAACAGAAGCATTCTTCAGTGATGAAGTACTGACTCTTACTGAGCCCATTCAGTATGCAACCACATTTATTGCAGCTGGTGAAGGTTTTGCTAAATCTCTGACTCAAAACGCAGATGCTGTTGGATCTGCTTTTGCTTTGGGTAGTGGTGTTTATTATCTGAGAGGACACTTTGTTAGTGTATATGATGATATTCTAATTCTTGATCAATATTCAAACAAACCAAATTATAGAATTGGTTTCAATGTTCGTGAAGAAATTCTTAGTTCTGATGTTGATCCAACACTAAACGATAACGCACAAGGATTTAATAATTACACAGCACCAGGTGCTGATAGAGTTAAGATTACTGCTACTCTTTCAAAAAGAGATTCTGACGATTTTGAGGATTCGAACTTTGTTCAGATAGCAGAAGTTAAAGATGGTTACCTGAGAGACTATAAAGAAAATACTGACTACAACTATCTTGGCGATGAACTAGCTAGAAGAACTTTTGACGAATCTGGTCACTACTATGTCAAAGAATTTGTTACTAGTGTAAAGAATTCACTGAATAATGGTATTGGTAACAGAGGACTCTTTGGTCCAGATCAAGTAACAGATCAAGGATCTGTTCCAAATGATGATCTGGCAATCTATAAGATTGCTCCTGGTAAGGCTTATGTTAAAGGATATGAGGTCGATGTAAGAGGGCCTTCTTATCTCGATGCTCCTAAGCCTAGAACAACTAATACACTTGAATCTCAAGGTATTAACTTTGGTTTCGGTCCAACTTTCACTGTAAACAGAGCTTATGGTTCTCCAGTTCTAGGATTTGCAGACGACAATTACATCTCAATGAGAAGTGAGAGGATTGGTGCCTCTGACTCATCATCTGCAGGAAAGGAGATTGGTGTTGCTAGAATCTATGATATTGCTCTGGAATCTGGTTCATATGACACCGCAACTCCTGATCTGAATCAGTGGGATGTTTCACTATTTGATGTTCAAACATATACTGAATTTGAAATTAACAAGTCATCAACACTTACTATTCCTACTTACGTTAAAGGTGAGAATAGTGGTGCAACTGCATATCTGAGACATGCTGTTACTGGAGTAGGTTTTACAGCTTATGATGTTAATGGTGAGTTCTTTATCGGAGAGAAACTCACTTTCAATGGTGATCAGACCATTTCAAGAACTGTCACAAAGATCACTAACTTTGAGATCTCTGATGCCAAGTCACTTTATAGTGATGTAGGTGGTAAGATCTTTAATGCTGATCTGATTCCAAGAATTAAAACAACTGTTGGTATTGCTTCAATCAAAGCATCAAGTGGTGGTCAGTCTGTCATCACATCTCCATCAGCTACCTGGCCAGGTATTACCTCAACTGGTAATCTGATTTCATATTCAGTTCCAACTAATGATGTTCCTTCATTGGCCAAAGTCGTCACTGTAGGTCTCAATGAACTTGTTGTTGAACCTGTTGAGAATGTGCCAAACTATATTGTTGGTGATCTTCCTTCAGCTGATATTAGTGTCACTGATTTATCTATTGTTGAAACTAAGAAACAAAGACAATCTAGTACAGGAAATGTTAGCAACTCTGAATCACTTTTCAGTATGGCTCCAAAGAGAAATTTATCAGAAGTTGATACAACTAGTTCCAAACTTGTTATTCGTAGATCTTTCACAGTATCGATTACGAATAACACAATGTCTTCTGTTGCCGTTGGTGCAAATGAGACATTTCTCCCCTTCGATGAGGAGAGATATACACTAATTCGTTCTAATGGTCAGACAGAGACTCTGACTCAGGATAGATTTAGTTTCACCAATGGTCTTACTACTTTGACTGTTAATGGTCTGGGTGCTAATGATAGTGGTGCGACACTGATTGCTACTATTAGCAAGGACAAGATTAAGTCTAAGATTAAGAAGAGAGTTATAAATCAAAGTATTATCATTGACAAGTCCACTAACCCAGCTTCTGGAACTGGACAAGATGGGTCATTGGATGATGGTTTGACTTATGGTAACTATGCATTCGGTACTAGAGTTCAGGATGAACTAATTAGTATCAATGTTCCAGATGCTACTATGATGTATGCTCTTTATGAGAGTACATCAAATACAGATCCAGTTCTTCCTAGTATGACAACTGGTTCATTAGATGGACCTACAGCAACAACTAATGATATTATCCTTGGTGATACTGGTGTTGGTACTCTGAGTGGTGCAAGAGCTTATGTATTTGAAAGAAAGAGTGATACGAGTATCAGTTACATCTTTGAGACAGACACATTATTTGCCAACGGTGAGATAGTCAACTTTATCAAATCTGGTGTCTCTGCAGTAGCTTTGAATATCGATAAGGGAAGTAAGAATATTGCAAGTGATTATGTTGTTCAAGACGGTCAAACCAATACCTTCTATGGAATATCTAGAATTAGAAGAAGACCTGGTGCATCTATACCTATTGGAAGACTAAAACTATGTTTTGTTTCTTCTTCCTATGATAGTTCTGATGATGGTGATATCACAACCACATCTTCTTATAATGGTTATAATTTCACAACGGACATAACATACTTTAATGGTAATAGAATGAGTGATATGATCGATGCTCGTCCTAGAGTTTCACCATATACAGTTGCAGTTGGTCAGAGATCGCCATTTGAATTCTTTGGTAGATCTTTTACAGGTAACCAACATAGTTCAAAAGATATTATTGCATCTGATGAGGCTATCGTAGTTGACTTTAGTTACTACATGGGTAGGATTGATAGAATCTATCTCACTCATGAGGGTCAATTTATCATCAAGTATGGTGTTCCTTCTGACAATCCTAAGAAGCCTGATGCAATCTCAAACGCGATGAACGTCGCGAATGTGACACTTCCTCCATATCTCTACAGATGTAGTGATGCAAGAATTGATTTCATCAGTCATAAGAGATATCAAATGTCTGATATCTCTAAGTTAGAGAAGAGGATTCATAATCTTGAGTATTACACATCTTTGAGTCAACTTGAGACTAACGCGATTAATCAGTTCACTCCAGATGCTAATGGTTTAGATAGATTTAAGTCTGGTATCTTTATTGATAACTTTACAACAACTATTCCTCAAGACCCAAGACTTGGAATTAAAAATTCCATTGACAGGAGTTCAAATGTTTGTAGACCCTCTCACTATAGTAATGTAATTAACCTTGTTCTTGGTAATTCAACAATTCAAGGTATTGGTGAATTCACTCAAACGCAGGCCAATGAAGATTCAAGATATGCAGATCTTCTTGGAACTAATGTAAGAAGAAACGATCAAGTTCTTTCTCTTGATTATACAGAAGTTGAGTGGTTGAAGAACCCATTTGCAACCAGATCAGAAAGTGTTACTCCTTACATGGTAAGATTCTGGGCAGGTTCAATTACAATGACACCAAACACTGATGTTTGGATCGACATTAATCAAATGGAATCCAACAATGTTGAGATAGAAGGTGCATTTGAATCTCTAACTGATCTTGTAGGTGCAGATGTCACTACAGATGAGGATGGGAATAGAGTTGGTGTTACTCCTGTTATCTGGGAATCGTGGCAAACCAATTCTGTAGATCTCTCAAGAGAAACAGATGTCCAGACAGAAAGTTCAAGTTCTAGTAGGACTCGTCAGGGTAGTGCGGACGATTTCGCAAACCTGGCTTCTGAGGCTCAGCAAACTTGGGTTGCCAATAACAATAATGGAGTAATACCAGATACTTTTAGGGTGACGGACAGTAATGACTCTAGCACAACTACTACAACAGTTACCGATACAATCAGTCTTGGTCAGACAAGAACAGGTGAACAGATCACTATTACTGAGAGAATTGATACAGAATCTCTTGGTGAAAGGGTTGTAAGTCGTGAAATTCTTCACTTCATGAGATCCAGAAACCTCATGAGTACTGCTACCTCACTGAAACCTTATAGTAGAGTATATTCTTTCTTCGATAGTGTAGACGTTAACGATTTCTGTTTCTCTAAACTCCTTGAGATTGAAATGAACTCTGGAACATTCCAGGTTGGTGAAACTGTTATTGGTACAATGCCAATCGCTGAAGATAATGATGATGTGTTAGAAGGAACTGTTCCAGAAATCACATTCAGAGTTGCTACATCTAATCATAAGTATGGTCCTTATAATAATCCGACTGATAGATTTGATTCCAATCCTTATGACAAAGATTTGAATATTTCATCACAATATTCTGAAACTTCTACTACTTTGAATATTGATACATTCTCACTTCAGG